GAGACTATAAACCTACCCGTACCGCTCGAAGACTTACGCAAGGAGAAGTAGTGGCGTTTGGGAAAACAACCTCTTATTACGAGATACAGAAATTAAAGAAACGTATCAAAGTAGTACAGGGCAGCTCCAGTGCCTCGAAAACTGTATCTATACTACTGATACTCATTGATTACGCTACCCGACACCCTGACAAGCTTATCTCTATTGCGGGCGTGAACATGCCCCATCTGAAGCGTGGAGCTAAAAGAGACCTGAAGAACATACTGACCGAGAATAACTACTGGGATTATTACAAGATTACAGAAAACAAAGCTGAATCTACCTTTACATTCTTTAACGGCACGGTTATTGAGTTCTTAGCACTAGACGAGGGCAAGGCTAGGGGTGCGAGGCGTGATGTCTTATTTGTCAACGAAGCTAACCTGATTGATTATGAAACATTTAACCAGCTGGAGATTCGTACCAAAGAATCTATCTATGTTGACTACAACCCTACAAGCGAGTTCTGGGCGCATACAGAGCTTGTTGGTGTTCGAGATGATGTAGACTTCATTATCGTTACCTATAAGCAAAATGAAGCCTTAGACGAAGCCATAGTGCAAGCACTTGAAAGACGCAAACATAATAAAAACTGGTGGCGTGTTTACGGTGAGGGTCAAATAGGTGAGCTTGAGGGGCTTGTTTACTCCGGCTGGCAATCTGTGGATAAAATACCAGATAGTGCTGAGTTGATAGGTTACGGATTAGACTTTGGCTATACCAACGACCCAACGGCTATTGTCTGTGTTTATAAACACGAGGGTGGTTATTTGCTGGACGAGATTTGCTATAGAAATGGGTTATTCAACAGCGATATAGCCGACATATTGATAGATCATAATCTGCAAAACGTGTTAGGCGTCGGTGATTCGTCAGAGCCAAAGAGTATCGCCGAGATAGCCAGTCGAGGGATTAACTTAATTGGAGCAACCAAAACATCGCAGGACAAGGGCAAAACCTATAACCAGTGGGCGATAAGTAAAATACAAGAGATGAATATTTATTACACAAATTCCAGTGTAAACTTGCGTAAAGAGTATTTGGGGTATATGTGGGCTAGTGATAGAACCGGCAAGACACTTAATGTCCCAGTGGACGGCATGGATCACTTGCTAGACGCTATGAAGTATCGGTTAATCCAAACATTAGTACCCAAGGTACAGTATGATTGGGAGGTGCGTTGATTTGCTATAATTAAACAAGAGGTAAACAAGTGGCAATAAAAGAATTTATACATAATCTGACAAGACCGAAAGTAAACAACCAAGCACAAACCCAGAATTACATTGGTGCAGAGAGTTTCGCAACCAAAAACCCCTATATGCTGCAGTGTTATGACGAGGATCAATATGCCTCTATCTATCCTAGTGTTAAGGCTATCTCTAGCGAGTTTATGAAGATAAGACCATTTGCTATTGACGCAAACGGCAAACCGAAACCGAACATTCCCGTAGTTAACGCACTATATCACCCTAACCAATTAGACAGCTCAGTTACCTTTAGAGAGAAGCTAGCAGTCATGAACCTAACCCACCGCATGACCTATTTGCTCGTCTGGCGCAGAGAGGGTAATGAAACTAAACCCGGTGGCGTTATCACGCCTCAGAATATCGCTGGCTTTACTTTTCTAGAATACCCGGCTATTACTAGACGAGAAGGACGAACCTACTACAGACTAGGCAGTCAAGAATTCAATGATACTGAAGTTATCTCTTTGCCCGGTGGAGTTGACAGCAAGAACCTCTACGCTGGTTATGCACCCGGTGAAGCCTCAAGGCGTTGGGCAACCCTAGACCAATATTTGGCTGACTTCCAAAATGGGTTCTTTGAGAATGGGGCTGTACCGGCTGGACAGTTCGTTATTACTGCAAGTACCAAGCAAGACTTCAATGACACCGTAGACAAGCTCCAGGACGCTCACAGAGGGGCTGGCAAGAATAATAACGTGGTTTATACACCTCGGCCAATTGACCCGAACACTGGCAAGCCAGCTGACGCTAAGATTGAATGGATTCCCTATCAAACTTCTAACAAAGACATCGGCTTCAAGGAATTATTTGAACAAGCTAACAAGAGGATTGATAGTACCTTTGGTGTTCCGGCCTCTATACGTGGTGTTGGTGAGGCTAACAACTACGCTACAGCTCGTGTTGACCAACAGAACTTTATTAGATTCACGATTGAACCATTATCATTACGGATTTACACACAAATAACCCATGAGTTAAACCGGATTACTGGTGGCCTGGGTGTTGCGATAACATTTACAGTAGACTTTCCAGCTGTGGCCGACGAAGAAAAAGTCCAAGCCGAAACAAAAAGTATTGAAGTCAATACATTGCAAACATTGCTTACTGCTGGTTACACGCTGGAAAGTGCTATAGCAGCTCTTGAATTATCTACAAGCTATAAACTACTGGAGTTAGGCGAGATAGTCACTCCGGAAATCGAGAACGATAAACCAGACGTTGATGAGGGTAACGAGGTAACTGAAACACCTGACCCAGAGATTATTGATGGTAAAACACCCTTAAACAAGACCAAGAAAGCCAAGAACCAAGATACTGACTTTGAAGATTTATACGCTGTAGCTGAATCGACTATGCAACGCCAAGTGAGCAAGGCTGTTAAAGATCTAAAGCAAGAAGATATTCAGAATGAGGTAGCACCCGAACCGACTCAAGAGGACGAAGAACAGTTTAGCGATGAGATGATGGCGGTGATTGCCGGTATACTACTTGCTTACGGAACAATTCAGTATGGTAAGGGCAAAGAACTGCTAGAGTCTGTTGGAATCGACACTGATACATTAACTGAATACACCTTAACCCAAGAGGCTGAAACAAAGTACGCTACTTACCTGCGTAAAGTTGGCACTGGTTATATGGGCGATACTGCGGAGTCAATTAGAAATGTCCTTGCTGACGCTAAGGCTAAAGAACTGACACTTAAACAAACCAAAGACGCTCTTAGAAAGATTATGGATACTGATGAGTACCGAATTAAGCGACTAGCGGAAACAGAATTAAACCGCTCACAGTCAATGGGAAGTATTGAGTCAATGGTTAAGATACAGAATCAGACTGGTGTGACTATTGAAAAGACCTTGATGCACACAGGTAGCGATGTACCTTGTGAGTTCTGCAAATCGCTTATTGGTAGATGGGAGAAAGTCGACCAGGTATTTGTTAGAGAAGGTGAAACAATTGTTGGTGCTGATGGCGGTATATTGATTAACAAGTTCGCTGATAATGAATGCTTTGACCCTCATCCAAATGGACATTGCACAGCAGAGTATAGGGTGGTGTCATGATAGAACTACGATGCCAAGCCTGTGACCGCTATATTCCACTAGAAATAGTTGATACGACAATTACTCGTGTTCGCTGTACTGATAGAAAATGTAAGAAGATGAACGCTATTAAGATAGTCACTCCAAACTCATCACTAGAGCAGATACACTACAAGTTCAAAGACATACCGAACGCCAAAGTTACCACAAGCGAACAAAGAATTATTAAGGCTCATGATAAGCTAAAGACAAAGCTAGAAGATGCCGAGAAGTACATTGGACAGCTTGAGGGCATACTTGATGGACAGAACTAAACTAGCAGAAATACGTCAGAATAAAGCTGAGAAGACACTCGCTAGACATAAAGAGCTAGTTGATACCAATATCAGCATTAAAGACGCTTTGACAGGCTTACACGAGCTAATAAACGGCAAAGAGGCTTATGATGATAGCTTAATCATTCAGCAGCTTAAAGAACTACAGGCTAACTCAGTTCTTAAAGCCGACGTTGAAAAACTAGAACGAGCCATTCGTGAAACTACCACAGTCGAGATACAAGACTTCCAACAGTTATTAAAGTCAGTTGAGAACATTCGCAATGATGATGTTGTTAAGGCAGTTAATGAGTTAGCGATTAACCTACAAGAGCAATCCAGCCAACAAGCTAAGGATTATCAACCAGTCCGTCGAGTCCGTAAAGTCGGCACTAAGTTTGTATTTGATGACGAACCCTTGCAAGTTAGTATCGCTAGTGGTGGCGGTAGTAGTGTTCAGAGTTCATTGATTCGTAACGGCAACTCCGTAGCTGTGGTTAACTCTGATGGCTCTAGCATAGGTGGATTAACCCCCAACACTGACTTTGACTACATTGACATCCAGCAAACCAGCGCCACAGTGGAAACCTATGTGTATAAGCAAGGGGGTTCGTCTGGTACAACCGTTCAAACGATTACCGTAACTTACACAGATAGCACCAAGAACGATTTAGACAAGGTAGAGTATGCCTAAGGTCGTCTTTAACCCACTGACGCAGGACTTCGATTTCACCGGCTCTGGCGGTGGTTCTGGACCCAGCGTCACTAACGACCAACTCCAGGACCAAGAACTAACCGCCACCTACGC